TAGGTGATTTTAATGTCACCGCAAAGAACCTCAATCGTTCTATTCGTGGTAATATGGACACCGAGGCCAAGAATGTCAATAAGAGAGTTGAAGGTTCTGCCACATATAACACACAAGGTGCCCATGTTATTTCATCCGAAGATAATATGACCGTGGTATCCAGAACCAGATCATTGTCACTTGGTGCTGGTAAACATATGAATGTCAAGGTTGACAAGGGTGATATGATACAACAAATTAACGAAGGTGATATGCACCATAAATTAAAGAAGGGTGAGTTCTCTGCCACCTATGAGAAAGACGGAAAGAAAGTAACCGTTCGTACCGAAAATGGTGGGTTACATACTGTGGCCGATGGTGGTGATATCAACCAAGAAGTCAAGCAGGGCAAATTCCAATTAAAGGCCAAACAACAGGTTGGTATTAAATCGGAATCTCAGAGTATTCAGGTTGCCGCTCCTTCTGGTTCTATTCAACATGAGGCAGGCCAGAATTATACAGCAACCGCACAGCAATCTATGGATCTTAGAGCACCATCTGGTACCGCTACATTTGCAGGACAGCAGACGCACGTTAATGCCGACGGTGGTCTATTGAGTCTAGTTGGATCGGGTGGTGGTATTAATATGGATTCTCTTGGCGGTCTGCTAAATCTAAACGGCGGACTAGGTTCAATTCAATCTGCACTAGGTCAGTTGTCGTTTAACTTTGGTGATATTCAAGGTGCAATCAATCTACCACAATTCCCAACTGGTCAGGCAGGACAGGCACAACAGGAGCCAGATGCCAGTGGTGAAATCAATAGTTGGGTGTAAACTAAATAAGGAAACGCTAGAGGACTATTATGACTGTCACAAATCCATATGTAAATAGAAATCCTGATTATTCCGATTTGGATATGGACTTTGTTGCCAACCCAGCAACAGGTGATGTTAATATTTTAAATGGCGAACAGGCAATCAAAAGGTCTGTCAGAAATCTAGTGCTAACCAATTACTATGAGAGAAAATTTAACTCTCAGATAGGTTCTGATGTGTCTGCTCTATTGTTTGATTTGGCAGGCCCGTTGACGGTTATCAACATACAAGACGCCATTAAAGGTGTAATAAATAACTTTGAGCCTAGAGTCAGTTTACAGAATGTAACCGTTAAGGACGATTCGGATAATAACGGTTACAACGTAACATTAGAATATATCATTCTGAACCGAAACTCACCAGTAATCTCAACAATGTTCCTCGAAAGGATCCGTTAATAGTCATGGCTACATCTAACACATCTGTAAGAGTTACCGAACTCGATTTTGGACAGATTAGAAATAACCTCAAGACATTTCTACAGAGCCAGTCAACCTTTCAGGATTATAACTTCGAAGGATCAGGTATGTCCGTTCTATTGGACGTTCTGGCCTATAACACATATTATAACTCCTTTTATTTGAACATGATCGCCAATGAGGCATTCTTAGATACCGCACAGGATAGAAAGAACATTCTATCACATGCCAAGACCCTTAACTATATTCCATCATCTGCTCGTGGTGCGGAATCTCTAGTTAATATCACCGCTACACCAACAAACTCCGAAGATCAAAACGTTAACTATATTGTTCTAGACAAATACACCAGACTTCTTGGTGCAGATATTAATGGTGTCAATTATCCATTCGCAACTATCAATGCTAATACCGCATACAAGGTAAACGGTGCATTTAACTTTGCCAACGTTGTTATTAAGCAGGGTGAGGTTATCTCTCACCAGTATGCGGTAACAGGTAATAATATCACAGGTAAGTTTGAAATTCCTTCTGCTAACGTTGATACATCTACAATGATTGTAACCGTTCAGCAGTCATCGTCTAACACACAGGCCTCACAATACTTTCTGGTCGAGGACGTTACGACCGTTATGGCCAATTCTAAGGTTTACTTTCTACAAGAAAACGATAAACTAAACTATGAAATCTATTTCGGTGATGGTTATGTCGGTCAGAAACTAGCAAACGGTAATATCGTTCAAGTTACTTACCTCGACACCGTTGGTGCTGCTGCTAACAGTATTCAGAAATATGTTTTCTCAGACCCAGTTGGTGGTCTATACAGAAGCAATGTTAAAGTCACCGTTACACAGGGATCATATGGTGGTACCGATAAAGAAGATATTGAAACCATCCGCTTCCGTGCACCATACTATCACACAGCCCAGAACCGTGCTGTTACCACCTCTGATTATGAAACACTAATCACTAAAGACTTTCCAAACGTTGAATCTGTTTCCGTTTGGGGTGGTGAAGAAAACAATCCAGTTGTTTACGGTAAGGTCTATGTATCACTCAAGACCCGTGGTTTCTATACACTAACCGACCTCGAAAAGCAGAATATTAAGAACTCACTTATTAAGAACCGTAACGTTCTTACTGTTATTCCAGAAATCATCGATCCAGAATATGTCTTTATTCTTGTAAGTGGTAAGGTCACATATAACCCAACACTAACGACCAAGAGTGAATCCGATCTAATCGAGGTAGTTAAGAACGCAATCTTTACCTATGCCTCTAACGAACTGTATACCTTCAACTCGACATTCAAGTTGTCTAAACTACAGTATTATATTGAAAATTCGGATCCATCTATTACCGCATCTGATATTCAGATTTACCTACAGAATAGAAAGCCACTATTAACTGGCAATACACAGACCTATATCATCAACTATAACACACCAATCCGTAAAGGTGACCAGTTCCAAAAACTATACACCTATCCAGACGTTGGCGTTTATGATGCCTCTGGTGCTGTTCGTCAGGTATTCTATGAGGAAGTTCCGCAGTCATATACTGGTATCGAATCAATTTCAATCATTAATGCCGGTATTAATTACACCACACCAACCGTTTCTATCGTAGGTGACGGTTCAGGTGCCACTGCCAAGGCCACTGTAGTCAATGGTAGAATTAGAAGCATTGAAATCACCAACCCAGGTGTTGACTATACTCGTGCCTCGGCTACAATTACCGATACATTTGGTTCGGAAGCACAGGTTGTTGTTAACTTGGCAACCAATGCTGGTACACTAAGATCATATTACTACCAACCAAACGGTCAAAAGGTATTCGTCAATCTGAAAGCCGGTACCATCGATTATAACTCTGGCCAGGTTGTGTTAAATAGTCTATATGCGGTCAACGTTACCAAAAACCCATTCTATGATAATAAGATTATGACGTTCAACGTTGTTCCAGAACTAACAGTTATTCCACCTCTAAGAAACAGATTGCTTGCTATTGATACTAACAATGCACAGGCAATCCAGATTAAGATGGTACCACAGACCTAATGGATAAAACTAACAATAAAACATCACTATTAGTTTCATCACAAGTTCCTGAGTTTGTTCGCAGGGACCATCCTAGATTTATTGAGTTCTTAGAAGCATACTATAGTTTTACGGAACAAGACGGTAATGTTAGTTACGTTACTAAAAAATTTACAAACTTCTTTGACGTTGATAGACTGGCCGAGGATCTTGCAGCAGATATGGCACATCATGGTGGTGTATTACCACCAGAAGAAATGTATCACGCCGTATTTCAGGCTGGTCTGTATAACACATATCTAAAAAACTTTCCAACAAATACTGCATCCGATCTTAACAACGTTCTAAAGTTTTCTTTTGACTTTCTTCGTGCCCGTGGTTCTCAGAAGTCAACAAGATATCTAACCCGTATTCTTTTCGGTAAAGATTCAGACGTTTATTACCCACAGCAGAATATTCTAAAGGCCTCTGACGGTAAATGGTTCGTTGAAAAGTCCATTAATATCCGTGATGTTGCTGTTAATAACGTTGCCAATAGCACCGCATTTGGACGCTATGTCAATACAACCATCAATGGTCTGACCTCAAATGCATATGCCATTGTCGAGGCCTCTGACCAGTATTATGATGCAGGTTCTCTTATCACAGAACTAAAGGTATCATCTGTCACCCGAGACTTCATCAACGGCGAAACAATCGTTGCCACTATTGAGGATGAAGGACAGTATAAGAGACTAAGTGCCAATCTATATTCTGGTATCGTCGCCAGTATAACGCTAACCTCACCTGGTTCTGGTTATATCGAAGGTGCTTCGGTGCCTGTTATTCCTGTTGCTACAGAGATAGGTGTCCCTGCCAATGGTTCAGGTGCACAGGTCATCATTTCAAAAGTTATTAAGAGCCGTATTGAAGGTACAATCCGTAAGGTTGATATTCAATTCCCTGGTGCTGGTTACGTTAAGAATGATCTATTGCTATTCACCGGCGGCGGTGGATCTGGTGCCAATGCTAACGTGTTCTCCGTTCTAGATGACGGAACTTATCACGAACCATACTTCTATATCATAGGTTCCAGAATTTCAGACGTTCAGGATGATATCATTTATGATCCAAACAATAACGTCCATATAGGTTATGCTTATTCAAATCTAGCAAACATATATGTAAATACCTCAAACCTTCTAATCAATGTGGCCGCTGGTACACTGGTTCAGAATGTTGAACTAGATTTCTGGTCAGGCAATTCAAACGTTTACTTTGAACTCGGAGACCTTATCACACCATTGGACATTCATGGTAGTCCAATAGGTGATCAGATCATTACAGGATTTGATAAGCAGAGTGCCAATATAACTATTAGACCAGGCATTACTAGCGCAGGTATATTTGAGAATCCATTTAGAATTATCAAGAAGCCTAACGTCAATAATATGATCGCCAACTCCAGTAATATTTGGAGATATGGCCCTGCTGGACCAATCGTTTCTACAGCAATGATCAATCCAGGTTCTGGTTACATTGAAATTCCTACAGTTTCGGTTAAATCTAATACCAGTATCCGTGACCTTGGTATTCTAGGTCGTATGGACATTTATGATGGTGGTAGAAATTATGCTAACGGTGAGTTTATCACCTTTGATAATCCAGCTGGCACATATGGTGTCGGTGCTAACGCTATTGTTACATCTGTTGACGCAAATGGTACTATTACACAAGTAAACTTCCGTTCTCTTGACGGCATGTTACCAGGTGGTTATGGTTACCGTGACGACATGAAACCAACCGTAAATGTTCATACAACATCCGGTAACGGTGCTAATATTATGGTCACCGCTCTACTTGCATCTGATGCCGAACTTACTGCCCGTTCAAACGCAGTTGGTTCTATCGTATCTCTCAAGATCGTTTCGGGTGGTGTCGGTTACGAGACAAATCCAATTATTGACCTTGCAACACAAGGTGACGGTACCGCACAGGCATTTGCCAATATCGTTACTGGTGTTTATTCATATCCAGGCCGTTATATCGACCAGTCAGGCCAGTTGTCATCTTATATGTTCCTAGAGAACAGAGATTACTACCAGAACTTCTCCTATGTTGTTCAAATCTCCGAGTCTATTAAGAACTATAGAAAGGCATTTAATGACCTTATTCATCCAGCTGGTACAAAGATGTATGGTCAGTATTTGTTCCAAGACAATAATGAGTCCAATAGAGACTTGATTATGGTTATTGAACCTGATATTGGTTTAGAAGATAATACCGCAAATATTATCGTAAATCTATTTTCTGGTGATTACTATGATGGTGTATTAGAAACACAGAGCAATAGAACAATCTGGGTTAATACTGCTAATACAGATCATAAGGCAAACGTTCAAAATGCTGCTCTATATTACCATGGTGGTCTGTCACTAGACGGCACTACTACAAATGTCATGTATGACTACAGCAATACATCAAATCTTTGGGCCATTCAGGACAAGTATGGTGCTTACTATTATGGTGGCGGCATGTATATGGACGGTAATAATGACGTTATTGTTCTACCACATAATGATACCATGAACGTAAGCAATACCCTATCAGTTGTGGCATGGTTTGAACTAGCAAACACCAAGACAAACTCGGTTAAGAACTTTGTCTATAAGGTGGCTGGTAATAAGGGTTATAACTTCTATGTTAATAACAAGACAGTTGAGGTTGATCTAAGTCCAGTTGCCGCTAATAACAAGTTGGTTCTGACTACAAATCAGACCTCAGGCCGTTGGACTATGGCCGCATTTACATACGACGGATCAACCATCAGAGGTTATCTAAACGGTAGTCTGGTCAATACCAGCACCGGTGTTGCTAATGCCTTCTCCGATTCCGTAGGACATATGTATATTGGTAACTCAAATACTGGTAATGTGATGTATGGTAAGATTGGACTAATTCAGGTTTATAATGCTGCATTGTCCAACAATGATATCGCAAATCATTTCAATGAGTATCGTGGAAGATATGGCATATAAATAGTATAAACTAAGAGAACAATAATGGCATCAACCTATTCAGCAGATTTATCCATTTACATCGCCGACAAATTTAGAGAATCATTTGCCACACAGAATGTTTATCTAACATTTGGTTACGTTTCACCATGGACAAATGAGTTAAATCCTCCACAGGCCAATACATCTGTCGATTCTTTCAACGAAACTTGGAAGAATATGATTGGTGGTAAGAAGATTACCTCGGCAGATATTCGTCACGCTGTACCTAGACACGACTGGACTATTGGTGAGTCTTATATGGCCTATGATAACACCATGGGCTCTAATGCTTCAAGGGATGCTAATAACGCCTTTTATGTTCTAACAGACGACTTTAACGTTTATAAGTGTATCTCTAATAACTATGGCGGTGTTTCTACATCCAAGCCAACATCAACAAATCCAACATCACAGTTCCAGACCGCAGACTCCTATATTTGGAAGTATATGTATTCTCTAACTGGTGAGGAGCAGCAACGCTTCCTTACGAATGATTATATGCCTGTCAAGACCCTGCTACAGAATGATAACTCCCTACAATGGCAGGTTCAGGACGATGCTATTCCAGGATCAATCAATAGAATTTTGCTTACAGGATCAGGCACAGGATATATCACCGACGATATCACAGTAACAATTAAAGGTGACGGCCGTTATGCCAATGCTTATGCCGTTAGAAGTATAGCAAACAATAATATCACCGACATCATTGTAGATAACAAGGGTTCGGGTTATACATACGCCAATGCTATCATTACTGCCACACACGGTGGTAATGCTACTGCTAGAGTGGTCATTTCACCACCTAACGGACACGGTTCTGATGCATTGCATGAATTGGAAGCCACTTATCTTCTATTAAATGTCCGTCTAAACGGTACAGAAGAAGGTGTGCTAACACCAGAAAACGACTATAGACAGATTTCTATTGTAGAGAATCCATACGTTTATGGTACCTCCAATATTATGTCTAATCTAGTATTCAATCAGGTTACCACTCTAACACTATCAGAAAGTACCGTTGGTACCAACTACCAGCAGGACGAGATTGTATATCAGGGTGCAGATTTGGCCAATGCTACATTTAGAGGTGTTGTTACATCTTGGGATTCTGCCAATTCAACACTAAAAGTAACAAATGCAGAAGGTAATCCAACATCTTCTATCATTATTGGTAAAGATAGTACCGCTTCTCGCTACATTAGTGCCGTGGTTGATCCTGACGTTAGACCATTCTCAGGATATCTCCTATATAAGGACAACATATCGGTTATTACCAGAGCCGAAGATCAAAACGAAGATTTCAAAATCGTGCTAAGTTTCTAAGAGGAAAGAATTAAAGATGGCAAATACTGCTAATTCAACTGCTATAACCACGAACTTTGACGTTACACCATATTATGATGATTATGACCCATCAAGAGGTTATTATCGTATTCTATTTAAGCCAGGTTATGCAGTTCAGGCTCGTGAACTTACTCAGATGCAAACTTCCTTGCAGGAGCAGATTTCACGTTTTGGTAAGAACATCTTTAAAGATGGTACAATCGTCCTTCCAGGTCAATTCACCTTAGAAACAAACGAAGGTCGTGCAGCAGGTCGTGGTATTGAATATGTCAAGATCATGGACTTTGACGCATCCTCTCCAAATAATGCAGTTAACATTACAGAATGGCAGAACTATGTCAACATTGGTCGTGGTGCTGGTAATACACGACTAGAAATCCGTGGTGTAACCTCTAACATCACAGCACAGGTTGTCCAGGTACTAGACGGTGCCCAGTCCGACTCCAACACAAAAACTCTATATGTTGCTTACACCTCAGCATCTTCTGCCAATGCTACACAAAAACATTTTACTGCTGGTGAAACACTACAAGCCAATGTTGACGGCACGATCCGCACATTGGTTGTTCATACATCCGATCCAGCACCAACCGGTAAGGGTTCTCGCTTCAGTATTTCTTCAGGTGTTCTATTCGCCAAGAACCACTTTGTGGCATTCCCAGATCAGTCAATCATCATTGACCGATACAATGGCAACCCAACCGCAAGAGTTGGTTTCTATATCACCGAGGATATTGTAACCGCATCACAGGATGCCACACTACTTGATCCGGCAATGGAGGCCTCTAACTTTACTGCACCTGGCGCAGATCGACTACAGTTGAATCCTGTCCTTAGTGCCGTTGGTATTGAAGAAACAACATCTGTTCAGGACTTCGTAACTCTATTTACCATCGAAAATGGTATTGTTAAGACCTATAATGCCAACACCCAGTATTCATATGTCAATGATGCCATGGCTCGTCGCACATATGATAATTCTGGTGACTATGTTGTTGGTGGTCTTGAGGTTCAACTAAAAGAACACGATAACACAGGTTCTAATTACGGTCGTTATGAAACCGGTAACAACAAACTACTATACGTTGGTGTTTCACCAGGTACAGCATACGTTTCTGGTTATCAGGTTGGTATGCCTTCAACTATCGATCTTAACACCGATAAAGGCCTAACAAACACTGCTGTTTCTTCACAGTCTGTAATTGCTGGCATGGGTCAGTATGTAGTTGTTAATGAGTTGGTAGGTGGCTGGGAACTAAACAAAGGTGACACCGTTTACCTTTACAATGCTGCTCAGAAGAAAATCACCAATAAGACCGGTACTTCTTCTTCACTAAGCGGTTCTCAGATTGGTACCGCTATCCTATTGTCACTATCACACGTTGCTGGTACTGTAGGTTATGACGCTACTTATAACCTATATCTTGCTGATATCAAGATGACCGGTTCAAACGTATTTTCATCTGTCAAGAGTGTTTATTCACCAGCAGTTGGTTCATATGCTTCTGCAATGTGTGCCGATCCTGTTCTAAACACCGACGGTCAGGCCGTTCTACAGCAAGTTCCTAATTCAACTCTATTGTATTTCACCGGTTCAAACCATACAGATACAGTAAGAGACTCCAGTGACCTTTCAAAGTCACGCACTAAGTTCCGTTATAACGACACACAGGGTATTACATCATCCGTTACTGTTCAATCAAACGGTGTATTTACTCTTTCGTTCACTGGTGGTACTATTGAAGAACTACCATATGGTTCATCAATTCTACAGGGTGTGTCTACAGAAGGCATTTCTGTTGCCTTCAATAGAACAACCGATACCGCCAGCCCATCTAATACACAGATGGCCACACTAATCAGTGGTCTTGTAACTGGTAACACAGGCAATACAATCTCTGCAACCAGTTCCCACTTTACCAGACTAAATGCTGGTGATAAAATCTATATCTCTGGTGGTTCTGCATCTTCAATCTATATAATTAAACAGATTGTTGACGATACACACGTTGTATTGGACTCCGCACCACCTTCTGTTCTAAACAAACCAGCAAACACCATCTACCGTGTTTATCAGTCTGGTGACCAAATCAACCTACCAGGTATTGGTTGGACCGCTGGTGCTCAGAGAACAATCGTAACATCAAATACATCGCTACAGTTTAACCTTCAGGAATCATTCGGTAATACTTTCTATGCTACAGTAACTTATCCTGTATCTAGAAAGACAGCACCTGAAATTGAAAAGACACTAAGAACCAACCGTTATGTCAAAATTAACTGTGCTAACAATGCCAGTGGTTT